CTACATAATCAAATATAGACTTTCGACCTCTACGACTACGGCGATATATGACAATGTGGGGACTTTCACGAAACCGCAGACGTTCTCGACGATGACAGTATTAAATAGCGTGTATATTTCCACGACTACAAGCCCGATTATGGGGACAAAAATATTGTCTAGCGGTACAGGAACAGTCAACACATCAAAAATAACCGCTAATTCAGTCGTATTCCTCACCGTCCAAGGCGGTACATTGACCAATGTGGCGAATGTGTATGTCAGCGCACGGACGCCGGGCACTAGCTTTGTCATAACAAGCATGAATATATTGGACGCATCTACTGTCGGTTGGTTTATATTTGAGCCGGTACCATAAGGTCTATAATAGAAATCCGCTGACCGTGTGGCGGGATAAATACAAAAGGAATACCAAATGGGCGAAGAAAGGCGACACGAGGACACAAGACTTGCGGTAGTAGAGACAGAGTATAAATTTATATCCGAATCGCTCAAAAGGGTAGAGGCAAAGTTAGACAAGTACAACGGGACACGGGAGCGAATAGACAAGGTATGCGAAGAATTTAAGGAACACAAAGAGGATCACTGGAAGTCTGCCGGTCTTGTTATAGCAGGGGCAGGCGTGTGCGTGACAGTTATTATGGGATTTTTAAAGGTAGCAAAAATAATTTAGGGAGGTAATTGTATGGAAATTCTGGCGAAGTTGCTTAGAGGTCTTTTGCCTACAACGTGGGTGAAATGGATTGACGGGTACAAGACCGTCATTGGTCTTTTCGGCTGCATCGTGTGCGTTATTCTTCCGATGTTCAATGTACCCGTACCGGAGCAAGCGATGAAGTTCTTTGAACTGCTTATCGGCGTAGGTATAGCGCACAAGGTTGAAAAGCTGAAAGCGGACGCAAAACAAATGAAAGATGATTTAAGCGCAGACGATGAAAAGGGAGCGTAACATGAAACGAGCAATAGTGGCAGTAGTTGCATTTTTTGCACTGGCTGCCGTGGCTGTGGCAGACGACGGTATTTACTTTAAGGCGGGGCAACTTGACCTAATCGTCCCGTGCAAGACCGTGAACGTAATTTCGTTGTATGACCTATGGCATGGGCAGGGTTTAATGGGCGTAGAAACGCCTGTAGCTGCGTTCTATGGGGTTAATCTCAACATAGGCGCAGTTACGTCGGAACTGTATAAAGGTACTCCGATAGTATCTGCTAACTACGATTGGGGAAAACTGGTGCCGAATATCCCGATTGCCTATCTGTCCGTTGGTATATGGTACGGATATGATTTCGATAAAGTGCAGAACATGGCGGGGGTTAAAGCCTCGGCGACATTGCATATATTCTAACGTCTCCGGCGGGGCAGCCGATCTCCCCGGCTGTCCCTGCCACAACTACTATTAGCAGTTAATTAGTAATTGAGGCTTTATGGGCCAATGGATTTTAGACCAAATAGAGAATCGGTTGCGTGGCGGTTTCTGCGTTAAGTTGAGTATTCATTATACGAATAGGGATGTGGAATTATGGAAAATGAAAGCCTGCCATTTAACAGCGAACATAGCCAGTATCATTGCCCGAATTGCAAAAAGAAAGCCCGTAAAGAGAAGCTAGACCGGCTGGAAGTGTTTATATGCGATAGTTCCGATTGCATTTATTTTGGGTACATTCCCATGAGAGAGATGATCGACCAGATACATAGACCGAAATGGAGTGTTGAGTGAAACTACTATCAAAACGCCACAGAACCACCAAAGACGGCATTTTTAGCGCACTTTCCATAGATACTAACCCGTTTACCTGTTTCATAGCAGAAAACCTTGAACACGCCATACCTAAGGGAATATATAAGGTATGTATCACATATTCCCCACGACTAAAAATGGAAACTCCGCATTTATCAGTTCCGTCAAGAGACGCAATCGCTCCGGGGAAAGATGCCGGTATTCGTGTCCACCCAGCGAATTTTCCATACCAGCTGGAGGGCTGCCTTGCCCCCGGTGAAACAGAAGAAGAAAACGCCGTAACCAATAGCAGGGCGACATATGCAAAGTTATTCGATATATTAAAGGCAGAGAAGGAAATCTCAATTGAAATCCTGTAAAAACTGCCAGAGGTTACGCCGGAAACTAAGACAGGCTATTGCTATCGCTGTTAGGCTTGATGAGTGTCTGCATGATGTGTTGAAGGGGAATGAGAAGATGAAAAAGATGAAAAATAATACTTGACTTTTTATAACAGATAAATTATACTTAGTGTATGGAACACACAAGAGCGATTGAGGCGTTCTTTTATTTTTGCCCTGCCGATGCCTCAATCATCGGTGGGGCTATATTTTTATAGGAGGTTATTGTGGAGTATAAAGAGTTTATAGAAGCAAAGCGGATAGTTAATAGTAGTAGTGGTTTTGATGTAAAACATGAAGAATTAAATCCCATGCTATTTGATTTTCAGAAAGACATTGTAAAATGGTCATTAAAAAAAGGGCGGGCGGCGATTTTTGCGGATTGTGGAATGGGCAAGACTCCGATGCAGTTAGAATGGGCAAGGCAAGTAAATATAAGCACTAAAAAGCCTATTTTAATACTTGCCCCTTTGGCAGTCAGCAAGCAAACGCAGAGAGAAGGTAAAAAATTCAATATTGATGTTAATGTGTGCCGTACGCAGGACGAAGTGACTGACGGTATAAACATCACTAACTATGAGATATTGGAGCATTTTGATATAAGTGTTTTTTCTGGCATAGTTCTTGATGAAAGCAGCATTTTGAAAAGTTATTCAGGGAAGCTCCGGAACTATATAATCGAAGTGTTCGGGAAAACGCCATATCGATTAGCTTGCACGGCTACGCCTGCCCCTAACGATTATATGGAATTAGGAAATCATGCCGAATTTCTCGGAGTTCTTAAGCGTACGGAAATGCTATCAACATTCTTTACCCACGACATGGAAGAAACATCGAAATGGAGATTGAAGGGGCATGCTGAATCAAAATACTGGGAATGGATGTCTACTTGGGCGGTAGTTTTGCGCAAGCCATCTGATCTCGGATACAAAGATGAAGGTTTTGCATTGCCAAAACTAAAGATTATAGAACATATAGTTGAATCGAAAACTACTGGTGAATATTTAATTCCAATGATTGCAAATACGCTTGAAGAAAGAAGGACAGCGAGACGGGATAGCATAAATGAAAGAGTATCGGAATGCTATGAACTGCTTAATAATGAGCAGACACTTATATGGTGCAATTTTAACAATGAAAGTGACCTGTTAAAAAAATCTATTGACGGTGCAGTCGAGGTAAAAGGTGCAGACACTCCGGAACATAAAGAAAACTCTGCAATAGATTTTTCATCAGGCAAGATAAAATTTCTTATCAGTAAGCCGTCGATGTTTGGCTACGGATTGAATTTTCAGCAGTGCCATAACATGGTTTTTGTGGGATTATCCGATAGTTATGAACAGTTTTATCAGGCAATACGCAGATGTTGGAGATTCGGACAGAAAAAAGAAGTCAATGTCCATATCATTATAAGCGAAGCTGAAGCATCTGTTTTAAAGAATATAAAAAATAAAGAAAGGATGGCACAAAATATGATTGAAAACATGGTAGAACACACTAAGAATCTGACTAAAAATGAGATACACAGTACATCAAGAAATGAATTTAACTATCAGGAACGGCACGAACATTCCAAAATGTTTGATCTGTATTTAGGAGATTGTGTTGAATCAATAAAGAAGATTAAAGACAATTCTATCCATTTTTCAATTTTCAGCCCGCCATTTGCATCTTTATATACATACACAAACTCGGAACGTGATATGGGGAATTGCCGCACTAATGGGGAATTTTACGATCATTTTAAGTATCTTGTAGAAGAACTTCATCGGGTAATTATGCCGGGGCGTTTAGTGGCTTTCCACTGCATGAACCTGCCGACAAGTAAAGAACGAGACGGCATTATAGGCATACGAGACTTTAGAGGCGACTTGATAAAAATGTTTGTCGATGAAGGTTTTATATTTCATTCAGAAGTTTGTATTTGGAAAGACCCAGTGACCGCCATGCAAAGGACAAAAGCTCTGGGATTGTTGCACAAGCAGATTAAAAAAGATAGTTGCATGAGTAGACAAGGCATACCAGATTATCTAGTTGTTATGCGCAAAAAAGGTGACAATCCCGAAAGAGTAACGCATACCAACGAATCATTCCCAGTTGATCTATGGCAGAATTACGCCTCTCCGGTATGGATGGACATTAACCCGTCAGACACACTGCAAAAGGAATCGGCGCGGGAAAACAATGACGAGCGGCATATCTGCCCCTTGCAGTTACAGATTATTGAACGGGCATTGAATCTCTGGACTAATCCTAATGATATTGTTTTAAGCCCATTCGGTGGCATAGGCAGTGAAGGATATCAGGCAATTAAGATGAAACGTAGATATATCGGAATGGAAATTAAGGAATCATATTTTAAATGTAACTTAAATAATTTAAAACGTGCCGAAGAATCAGCGACAGAGCAAGACTTATTTTCCGTCACAGAAAATGCCTAAAAAACTATTTTCAAATACTTGAAAAAAACTATTGACAAACAAAATGCAGTATGCTATATTTGTAGTGTAACAAAGGAAAAGGAAAACAAAATGCCCTGCGAACTCCGAATCCAAAAATCAAACATCACGAAGTCATTTTTAACTGGTACGGTTGTGCTTTCCTCTCGCAGGGCGGGCATCCTTTCCGTACTAAGCGGCGAAGCTCTGTTGTTGGCATCGGGAACGATCTAACAGCATCTTCGCCGTACTATTTTACAATCCGGGGGGATTGCCGAAAGGCAGTTTTCCCGGATTTTTATTTAATGGAGGTAACCATGATACCCACATTTGCAAGCACCGAGCAAGCGATCGCCCACGGTCAAACAATCGTAGGCAACTACAAAGAGATCGAAGCCCTAAAGGTCGAACGGAACCGTATAAACGCCGAGCAGGAGGCAATAATGTGGAAGGATGAACTAACTTACTCCGAATTTCAGAGATGTTCCGACTTGGCTTGCCAGAGCCAGTTTTTGAGAGAGGCATATCAAACGGCGTTGGGTATTTTGAATACGGAGGTGCTAAAGTGAACACCCCTCGATTCGGTAGCGAAGGCGTGCCGATAACAAGCACATACTCACCGAAGGAAAAAACGAACAAAGCCCATTGGCTCTACGGCACTGGAATTATAATCGCTCTGATATGGCTTGCGACGGTTTATGTTTACGGCGTTACACGGGATTTTAATTTATTTTAAGGGAGGATTAAAAAGTGTGCAAGTTTTAGTTGTATATCGGATGGTAAGGGAAAAGTATTGTTTTTTACATTAGAAGATATAGTAAAAGTCATGGCATCGGGTAACAAGGAAAATCTGAACTTCAATTCCCATACGTCCATTGCTCACTTCAATGGTATCGAGGGAGTAAACGAGGATAAGTGGAACAAATGGGAATACGATGCGGTCAAACAGGTGCTTTCCGTTGACACATTGCGCGCAACGGATGATAGCGAATCCGTCAAAAAGACGCTGTTCGCTTTTTTTGACGGAAAAAACATTCCTTATATGCTGAACCTTTACAGCAGGAACTCCGGGGACAGGAACTCCGGGGACAGGAACTCCGGGGACAGGAACTCCGGGTACATGAACTCCGAAACGGTGATGGGCGGTATTTGCTCAAAACCGTTGTACTCGCTGTTTAATAAACCATGCAAAGAGGAACAATTCGAGAAAGGATTGGAAGTCATCTCGTCGATAGATTTCGTTTTGACCGAATGGATATATTCTTATCAAATGACCGATGAAGAAAAGACGCAATATCCCAATCATGCAGTTTGTGACGGATACCTTCGGGAATACGATTACAAAGAAGCGTGGAAAATCGCTCTCGGTAAATGCAGCAAGGAAACCATCGCGGCGATAAAGAAAATCAAGAATTACAATGCAAAAGTATTCACAGAAATTACCGGAGTAAAAATCTAATGCTCAACCCCGACCTGCAACTAGCCAAAGACATTGACCGCCACCTTAAAAGGGAGGAACCAGTGGCAGAAAAACAGATACCCGACGCGGATATTTTCATGCTGGAAGTTACCCACCCTCTACCGTACATCGAACCTTTCCAGTATTGGGACACGAAAGAGGAACTAAAGAAGATAAAGCCGAGTTTGGAAAACCTAGGTTACGAATGCAGGATTGTATGAGAAACCTAGACAAGATATTCAAACTACTTGCAAGGGAGGCGAGAAAAGCGAGAACAGTAAAAGAAATACGGGAAATTGTTGAACGGGCACAGAAGATTAAGGATAGATACAAAATTGATTAGGGAGGATGTTATGGCGCTGAAAGGGAAGCCGCCGGTATCAGTAAGTGAAGGAAAACCAAAGTTCATGGTAAGCGGAAAGTCGGGCGTTGGAAAAACGTGGTTTGCTCTTGATTTCCCGTCGGTGTATTACATGGATGTGGAAGGCGGAGCACGGCGTAAGCAGTATGTTGACAAGTTGGCAAAGAACGGCGGCGCATACTTCGGGAAAGACGAAGGCAGTCAGGACTATCAATCAGTTATCAATGAAATAAAGCAGTTGATGATAGTTAAACATCCCTACAAGACGCTTGTAATTGATTCGTTCAGTAAGCTCTACAACATAGCCGCCGCCATTGCAGAGGAAAAGATAGGTAGCGATTTCGGGAAAGATAAGAAAGAAGCGAACCGCCCCACCCGTCAGCTTATCCGGTGTCTGGACGACCTCGATATGACCGTTATCCTCATTTGCCATGGTAAAGATAAGTGGGTACGCAACGGGAAGGAAATAGTAAACGAGGGAACCACGTTTGACGGGTACGACAAAATGGAGTTTGAGCTTGACTTGTGGCTTGAGATACTAAAGTCAGGCAAGACAAGGAACTTTGTTGTTAAGAAAAGCCGCGTTAGCGCGTTTGAGGAAGGAATGTGGGAAGCACTTTCCTACGGACGGTTTGCTGAACTGTATGGGAAAGACGTGATTGAAAAAGATACAGAGCCGGTAGTTATGGCAAGCACCGAGCAGGTGGAAAGACTTAACAAGCTGATTGAAACAATCAAGGTCGATAAAGACATAGTTGATAAGTGGTTAAGCAAGGCAGAAGCGGACAAGTTCTCGGATATGAAGGGCGAGGACATACAGAAATGTATCGACTTTCTTTCAAAGAAACTAGAGGCATTGACCTCAAAGGAGAAATAATAACATGAGCAGAGAAGAAATTTTAGAGGAGTTTGTAGATCCGTTCGTTGAAGGTCAGGAGTACAGGTTCAATATCGTTTCTATAGGTGACGCTGTTCCGACAACCAATAGCAGCTACCGTGAATGGAAGTTTGAAACTTTTATTGACAGCGAAACGCACGATATTCGCGTCAATATGTTTCCTTTTCAGGTAATCCCGATTGGCGAGGCATTGGGAGTTCCGAAAGTAACAGGGAAGATGAAGATTGACTACGACAAAATAGAAGGTCAATCAATACTTGCGACGGTATTCTATGAAAAATACAAGAACAAAAAAGGAGAGGACAGACGTGCAGCTCGGTTGAAGGATTACAGGAGAGCAGAGACGGACGAAACTATCCCGTTTTAAAAGGAAACCATGATAGTGAATTGGGACAGCATTAACCAAATGACCCCCGAAGAAATTGAAAACGTGAAAGTGAGCATAGTCAAAGAAATTCAAACAATGGAGGCGAACAAGTCGATCATACAGGACGAAGCAGACGACATTAAACGCCAAATAATCGTTCTGGACGGGAAAGCGCATGAGTTAAGGACAAGCATTAGAAAGTCAACGCAGCTCATACGGGAAAAGAAACACGATACCGAAATGCTTGACGTAAAGTTTTGGCAGAAGAAAAGAGGATATTAATTCTTTCAAACAGCAAGCCCGTAGTTTAATGATTAGAACATAACAGCTAATAACTAACAAGGTGCAGGTTGAATCCTGCCGGGCTTGCTGAAATTTTAAAGGAGGAGGTGAAAAGATGCCAATATGCAGAAACTTGATACACGAAAGCAAGACGCCGGAGTTTAAAAAGTTCTTAGAAGGAAAGGGGTGGACGATACGCAAGCCCACGAACTGCTTTGAGAAAATCAGAGCAACAAAAACAGGCGAGCCAACAATAGTTCTTTATCAACGCTCAACTACTGCGCATTTAACATTCGGCTGGAATCAAGAACACGCATACAAATTGGCATTGGAGTTTATAAGAAGCAAAAATAAGTAAAGGCATTGGGGGGACCTCTTAAAAGGAGATTCCAATGCAAAAGCAGGAAACGCAGCAGATGTTGTCTTTCAGTGCGCCGGTGCATAAGCCGGATTCGCAGATAGAAAAAGTGTACCGAACGGTAGTTGAGTTCCCCGGACTACGCACAACACTACTAGGGTACAAGGCAAACGCACTACACGGCATAGGACTAGGAGCATTTGACAAGAGACTTCGGGACTTGCAGACAGAACAGAGAATCAAGGGACTGCGCATAAACGACGACAGCGAAAAATCATGGTTCCCGAAAGGTTGCGAGCCATGCTAATCCTCAAAATCCTACTACTCATCCTCATTGCTTCGATTATACCTGCCGCGATCATTGACGAAAAATACCTATACGGAGGAAAACAATGCGTAAAGTCCGTTGCCCTACTTGCGAAGGTTCGGGAGTGGATACGGAACACAGCAAAGAATTTTGTAAGACTTGCTTTGGCGAAGGCTATGTACCGCAATGGATAGTACCGGAGGTGGTGAGTGTTACTGCAATTGCCGATAAAGCCGTTAAGCATCAACGCAGCGTTTCAGGGCCGGAGATTCAAAACAAAAGAATGTAATCAGTATTGCCGTGACATTGCAACATTGTTGCCGAACAATCAGAAAATATGCGGCTTAGTGGAAATGCGGTACAAGTTTTACCTTGTGAACTGCAAAAGGACGGACGGCGACAATCTCGTAAAAATACTTACGGATTGCATAGTGCAGAAAGGATTGATTGAGGACGACAGGAAGATAATGCGCTACGTTATCGAGAAATATGCAGCAAAAGAGGATAGGATTGAGGTAGAGATTAGCGAGTGGTTTAGTGATGTGAAAGTAGGATTGACCGACTAAAAAGGAGGGAGGGATATGAAAGAGTATCACAAGATTCAAACGATGTTTAAGAGGGATAAGGTAACTAACAGGATTATTGAAGGTACTTGGACGCTTCCTGAATTTGAATACCTGAAAGACAATAAATGGGTATTCACTGAAGAGGGTGCGGGATATAGGCCTTTCTGACATAAACTCCGAAGGTATCTCTGAAAGCAAAATTCCGTTCATCGACATTTGCAATGCGCGGATGCACTTCGCAGATAGATGGAACAGTATTTACGGTAAGTCATTCCCGTGGTCGAGAAACCCATTCGTTTGGGTCGTTGAATTTCGGAGGATAAAATAATGTCAAAAGAAATTGATGAAGTGATGAAAGAGTTTGAGGATAAGTTCGTTGCTAAGTCTCACCCTACTATGGACGGCACAAGTTCCGAGTATTGGAAGAACTGCACTATACCTAAAATCAAGACATTCCTAGCCGTCGCCATGAAACGAGCTGTTGAGGTGTATGATAAGGAACTGAATTTGAAACGCATAGCAGAGATAATAGATCATCCGACAATAGAAAATTGTCGTGGTAGACATTTAGTAGAAAGAAGAAAGCAATTACTTGCCGACCTTGGTATCCCAGAGAAAGGAGATAATTAAATGTCAAAAGTGATTGATGAAGTGAGAGGGATTTTAGAAGATGTGTTTTGTTGTGGAAGAATGGCTAACGTAAATGAGCATCCAAAAGATGAAGATTTAGCTATGACATTTGCGGTTGCAAGTGCTCTGAAACAAATAACCTCCGCCACGAAACGAGCAGCAGATGAGGCGGTCGATGAATTTGCGACAACTGTTGAGAGGATATTGCTCCCGTACGATCGCGATGGATATATAGACACAACTATATTCAGAAACGAGTTAAGAGAAGAACTCTCCCTCCCCGCCGCAGATTTGAGGGATGGGGTTGAAATAAGTTATGCAGCACTTGCAAAACTTGAAGAAGCATACAAGGCGCAATCAGAAGAATGCAAGGATTTGGGATTCCATGAATTTATGAACCGCCCCGAAAATCTCAAAAGGATTCTAAGGGTGAAGAAAGGAGAATAATCATGGCACATACTTGTCCCGATTGCGGCTTAGTGTGTTACTGTGGTGGTGATATTGATGATTGCATTTTTGACAACACGGACGAACAATTCAGATGCACTCATTTATGCCAAAAAGAAGCATTGTCGATCATTAAAAAGCTCGGCGATATTCGCGTGAATGGAAAGGTGGTATATTACGAGCTTGTGTGTGGGGTCGATTATCGCTACATGACAAAAGATATAGCGATAGCACTCAAAGCCAGCCGTTTCAGAAACATTCGTATAGCCTGGGATAGTTCTTTCGGTCAGCAGTGCAAAATAAAATCTTCCGTAGAAATGCTGTTAAAGGTAGGTTATCGTCCGAATGAAATTATGATTTTCTGTATATGCAACTGGCGTATAAGTTTCTCGGAGAACATGAGAAAAATGGATCTTTGCAAGATATGGAACGTCAAAATGGCAGACTGCTATTTTGATAATCAGATATCTCCAAATATAAATCCTATCTACTGGACATCGGAAGAAATAAAAACATTCAGACACAACGTGCGTAAGCATAATCAAATGGTGAATTTTCGTATCGATCCGCAGTACGGAGAATCAGCCGATCAGGCTCCGTTAATTTAAAATAACCACCCTTTAAGGAGGATTTGTGAGTGAGAAAGAGGCAATAAGAAATTTAATGGAAACAATGCGTAACTTGGGCGCAATACAGAAGATAATCGAATCCCTGCAATCCCAGAACGCAGAGCTAAAGGAGGAGGTGAAAAGATTGAAGGAGGGGATTGAGGGGTTAGGGGTGGCATACTGGAAAATAATAAAAATATCCGATAACGAGCATCAGGCGGTAATAAAAAATGGCGATGATTATTGCAAAGACATTGAAGAACTCAACGCTAAAATAACCGCCTTGCTGGAGGGGAAGAAATGAGTAAATCAAAAGAGGTAGCCAACCTGATAGACATAATACAAATACATGATTGCGGTTTTATTTATCCCGATAAATGTAATACAAATTTTGTGAAGATTAACGCTAGGCAGCTTGCGGAATATCTTTACAACTGCGGATATAGAAAGAAAGAATCCCCCGAACTTTCGGGCGGGAAGGATGACAGGTGAAACACAGAATTGATATTAGATTTTACTGGAATGGATTTAAATACTGCACAATCCGTGCTTCCGAGTTCGTAAAACTTTACGCAAGGTGGGTTGTTGATTTTTGGAAAAAGTACGATGCCATTTCCTGCGAAAATGAGATAAAGTGAAAATTAATAACGAGGTAACGAGACTAGACATTAGCCGCAAGTTGCGAGATTTGGGAGTTCCGCAGGACAGTTTGTTTTATTGGGGAGAAACAAGCGGGAAAGTATTTTACAAGGAAGAATTTATTATAAGAGAAGATAAAATTTCCGCCTTCACCGTCTCAGAGCTGGGCGAGCTGTTGCCGCCATATATCAAGGTTGATGGACAGACATGGCAATTAACAATAGTAAAGTTTGAATCAGGAAACGCATGGGGCGTATCTTACAAAGCATTTTACCCAACATCGTCGAATGAACTATATTGTGACGAAGGAATAGGCACAATGGCTGATGTTTTCGGCAAAATGCTCATCTACCTCAAATCAAACGGTCTGACGGGGGAAGGAGAATGAGAGTGAAATTCTTTGAATGGCTTGAAGTAAAAGTAAGGATGAAAATAGCCGTTTTGGTAGACAATAAAAATAAAAATTATTGTTGGGCTGAATTGGCTATGTGGGCCATGTTTCCAGAACATCACTACTTTTCTGATATATGGCAAGATTCTTTTAAGCAGATCGATGGGTGCAATTATTGTGGAAAATGTCAAAACAAACTCATGGAGGCAAAATGACCGAAAAGGTTTACTGTAAGGATTGCAGAAGTCGGAATAGCGACAACATAAAAGGGTGGTGTAGGGTAAACACACCCTATTCAATTAAAATGTTTCCGCAGTCAAATAATTATGATGGGGAATGTGAACACTACAAACCATCCATCCTCAAACGCATTTCACTGTTTTTGAGGGGATTAGGGAGGAAAGTTAGATGAAACTTGAAGGAAAGCTGGTAAATGATGGTGTTAATGATTATGCTCCGGGAGATAATGTTGAAATTGAATTGCCTCCGGTCGATACAGAGAAGTTGAAACATGGTACTAAAGCATTGATTGAAGTAACAATGTCATGGGCTACTGACGACTATTTTGCTTGCGACATATGCTCTGGTTGGTTATCAAAAGAAAGGATCGTCGCCGTCCTTTCCCCCGAACCGCCGAAGGGTATTGATTGGCAGTCATTAAAAGTTCAAGACCCCTTTAACTATGAAGACAATGCAGATAAGCTTGATAAGCTGGTAGAAATCGTCAAGGGGTTGGTGGAAAAGTAGGGAAAGTGAGCATACAAAAGATATTAGATGATAACTGTACAGATAAATTTGGAACACTGCCGTACATTAATACACAATCTATTGCACGCCAAATTAAATCAGAGTTCATTGCCCGGGTGAATTCGTGCAAAGAGCTAGACCATGAGTATAGAGATATTGATGGGTATTTAATTTCAAAGCAAGAACTAACCCGCAGAATTGCGGAAATTTAGGAGGGAGTGTGAAGGTACTGGAAATGACTTTTAGGGCAACTATATCAGATCGTTTGGCTAAAGAAATGAAAGAGAATGGGATTGATGCTAATCCGACAGACGGTATTATGGGAATACAGTCAAACGACGGAAAAGAAAACCGCTGGTTAAAGTGTTCCGATGCAAGGATATTAAAAGGAGTCACCCGATGAAGAAAAAGGTGGTTAAAAGTGAACCGTGCAATTGCGAGTTATGCCAATTTGGGAATAAGTTGGGGTCACTTGTAATCAAGTATCAAATGAGCGAGGACGACAGTTGGTATTTATTAGACACTGTTTTTGGGATGGTTGAGCATTTAAACATGGATGTATGGGAGCTTAAAAGAAAGATAGAAAGAATGGAGCTAAGAAAATGACAAGCAAAAGAATCCGGCTACATCCAAAAGGATGAGGTATGGAAGATGTTGCCGAAAGAAATACCAATTACACAACATTACGATGACGGAGACAATGGCTTTGATACTGGATTCAATTTTGCACTTAAAGAAATCAAAAAACTAATATCCCAAATTTAGGGAAGGATAAAAGAAATGAGAGAAATTAGGTTCAGATACGTTTGTAGAAATAAGCATTTTAACGAGATAGAGCTTGTTTACTTAACGGACGATATTATCTTACAAAGACACAATATGCCGACGTGGATATTAACCGATAACTGCGAGATACTCGATAAGCAAATGAGCACCGGACTCAAAGACAAGAACGGGGTGGAGATTTTCGAGGGGGATATTTTTGGAAATATCCCACAATTAAGGTGCGTTGTTGTGAAAGAAGATGACGGAGCATACAAACTACACTTCTGTGATAAGCGCATTGCTCCAATTAGTATTCTCGATCACAAAGTTAAAAACTCCGATATTGAAGGAAATATTTATCAGAACCCCGAACTCTTGCAGCAAGGAGAATGAGATGAGCAATTACGAAAAGTATGTAGTGATTAAGGATTTAACATTGCCGAGCAGTTCTGGCAAGATACGGACGCTAACGAAGGGGTCGATTGTTGAGGATATGAAAAATAATAGATTGGAAGAATATAGTGGATATAGGGCTGTGTTTCCTGACTTCTCAACGATATTGTCTTACAAGATCGTTCAAGGTAATCCTGAATACTTTGCACCAATCAATCCACCTAAACCGCAGCTTGTTTCCGGTCAAGTGTGGGTAAATTGTATGGGGTATCACTTAATCGTGCTAGACGTTGGAGTAGAAGACGTATGGCTTGAATATGAAAACGGGAATAAGGGATCATGGAAAAAAGAAAAATTCTTATACGACTACAAATTAAAAAAGGAGCCATCCCATGCCAAAAGTGATAGAGGAAATATTAAAGGATTTTGACGAGAAGTTTAATGTGTGCAATAATTGCCGCGACAAAGGTGAGAGATGCAGGGAATTAAAGAGCAGCTTTCCATTTTGCGAAATAGAGGAAGGATTTAAGGCTGTCAGGAATTTCATCTCCACCGAACTAACCGCCGCCATGAAGCAAGCGGTTGAGGCATATGATAACGCAATTCTACCTTATCCCGATGTGTGGATAGTTGAACCGAAGGTAAGAGCAAAAGCCTTAAATTCCCTCTCCCTCCCCTCACCAGACGCAAGGGATTCTGTTGAGATTGACAGGGGCGTAATCGTAGATATTCTAAAGAAGTTCTCGTACGTTTCAGATACAGAATTATCTCTTGCAGATACTCAATGGCTAATTAGAAATATCAGCGAAAACCTCAAAAGAATCCTGCGGGTTAAAAGTGGGAGGAAGAAATGAAAACAATAGACAATTTTGAAAAAGAGAGAAGAGGGAGGTGGAAACTGTTAAACAAAAGTAAAGAATGGCGTGAACTGTATGCTAAGTTTAGACATATTTCTGCCTGTAATGGTGCCTGCAATATCGCAATGCTTGATATGGGATTAGCCCTATATGGAGAAAAAAAGTTTGACGTTATTCTGAAAAATGGTAGTGGTTATCCCAAGCTCTACGCAAAAATGTTTAGAGATTATATTTCTATTGTAAGGAAAGTAGGAAAACTTCAAAGGCACTTGGAGTATAAGACAGAATTTCAAAGACCTATTTTGAGAGATGACAAGGAGAAATCATGAAGATAGAAGGCAAATTAATTCCTGATCTATTTAATGACTTTGCACCAGGGGATAATGTTGAAGTTGAATTGCCCGCCGTTAAGAAGGAAGAACTTAAAGACGGCGACGAGGTTCTGGTTAAGGGATATGTAAAAATTGTAAATGGTCATTACGAGCTTAAAATGCAGCTAGCAAACTATGTGTTTTTAAATGTGTCCGAGATTGTTTCTATCCTCCCCCCCGAACCGCCACGATCTATTGATTGGGATTCCTTGAAGATTAAACCAGATGCAGTTGGGACTATTAGTTGCGAAGGATTTGCATTGAACAAACTTATAGAAATCGTCAAAGAATTGAAGGAGGGAAAGTGTGACATCTGCAAGAAGAAAACAGCGGTAACACAAGGCCCCCCAATGACCACCGAACGCTTCATCTGCAAAACCTGCATTTCAGTATTTGAGGCAGAGGATCACGATGCGGTGACGATTGCTTGTGCGAAGTGTGAGAGTGAGGATGTGAGGAAGTTGAACAGAGAGGAAGAAGCGAAATAAAGGGAGGTTGGGAAAATGAGCGAAGAAAAGATTATTTTGGATGCCTGCTGTGGCGGCCGCATGATGTGGTTTGAAAAACATCACCCTAACGCACTGTATATAGACGCAAGAGACGGAGCCAAATGCACACTGCGCCCTTCTTTTGAAGTGAAGCCAGACGTGGTAATGGATTTTAGGAATCTGGAATATCCCGATAGATCATTCAATCTTGTTGTTTTTGACCCACCGCACTTAGTCAGGGCAGGTGAAAATTGTTTTATGGCCCAAAAGTATGGGCTCCTGTCAAAAGAATCATGGAGGCAGGATATTTCATCTGGATTTAATGAGTGCTGGCGAGTGTTGAAACCAAGTGGCGTGCTAATTTTCAAATGGAATGAAGTGCAGATAAAGCTATCAGATGTGCTGGCGCAATTAAGCGAGCGGCCGCTATTTGGGCATACCACTGGAAGACACGGGAAAACGCACTGGCTTTGCTTTATGAAGATACCAGTCAAAAACTCCCCCAAAGGGAAGGAGAGGGAATAGATGAAAGTTGACAACACGCATCCGGTGAAGGTTATTTGGTGGATATTTAGTGGGTATATTACCTCACGCATATTGTCAATACACAAGTGGGGAATTGTTTGCAAATATTCAAATAATCAGTATCGTAAGTTTTTCAATTATTGGGGATAAAAACTCCCCCGAAAGCGAGGTGAGAGGGTGAAAAACGAATATACTCCAGGTAAATGTCCTAAGCCAGAACCACAGTTAACGTACTACGGTTTTCCAGAGGAACACAGTTGCCCTTGCGGTGGAGTTACGAGGGTTTGCAAAAATTGCGGGGGAGACTATCACCACATAGAATCAGAAAGGCAGGATTGTTATTTAAGGAAATAACCCAAGGAGGATGGCGATGAGTGAGATTGAGATAACACATGAAATATCAGAAGTTTTGCGAGAGGTTCCATACTGCACAAATGATCGCATGAGTACATTTTACTTTGAGGGAATAGTGCTAGCAATTAACGACTGGCACACCGCAAAGATTGCCGAAATTGTGGCGGAGTTGGAGAAGATGAAAGATTCAATAGTTTATTCATTTTATGAGGACACGGACAATAGTAAATCATGTATGCAACGTGATTGGAACGACAAAATCGACGCCCTCATCGAACGAGTGAAGGGGGGCAAATGAAAGCCAGAAAGAAAAAAGTGTTTGAGGGGTGGGGGCATGATGGCAAAGGTTTAAAGGTAAATTATTTTGGTTATTACGAATTCGATTCTCTTATATTCAAAGAGCCACCAATAACAGAATCATCACATGAAAAGAAATTTAGAATAACTATTGAGGAGCTAAACTAATGCCCGACATTTCCCTGTGTTCATCGGATTGCATTAAAAAAAGATGTAGGAGGAATTTGAGGAATAGGAAGAACGTAGAATTATTTCAGAATCAGTCTTACTGTGATTTCTCTATGGAGTGCGAGGGGTATTTGAAAAAGAAGGTGAATGGCGGGAAGGTCTTAAAAGGTGCAAATACGAAATGAAGATTAATTATCTGGATTTATTTAGTGGAATTGGGGGGTTCGCACTAGGCATGCAAATGGCGGGTATTGAGTTTGAAAATCATTATTTCTCGGAGATTGACCCCTATGCAATCAAAGTCTATAAAAAACATTACCCAGGAGCAGTCGAGCTTGGTGACGTTACCAAAATCGACGGAACAAAACTTGGACGAATTGACATTATTTCCGGTGGATTCCCTTGCCAGGACATTAGCCAGGCAGGGCATTGCGAAGGAATTGAGGGATTACGTTCCGGGTTGTTTTCGCAAATCGTCGGAATTGAACGAAATGATGATGGGCTATCCGAAGGGATGGACAGACTTAAATCAGTAGGAAACGCCGTAGTACCCCAAGTGGTAGCCTATTTAACAGAGTTGATAGTTAAGCCATTGTTGCAAGATTTAGAATTAATGGCAAGTAAGAAATAAACCAACAAAGGACGGTGATACAAGTGGCATGGATTGAAAGTCACACAGTTTTACTTAGGCATAGAAAACTAATTGAGCTTGCTCGTGAATTAAGGTTGCGCCGATCCTATGTTATGGGACACTTGCACGCACTCTGGCACGCCGCACTGGAACAGGCCGAGGATGGCGACTTATCGCAATGGAGCGATGAGTTAATAGCCGAACTATCGGACTACACAGGCGACGCTCCGCAGTACGTTCGACTGCTCCAAAAACATGGATGGCTTGATAACAAAATAATTCACGATTGGCTTGATTACGCGGGTCGATACCTGGAGGCGAAATACAGGACAGCGAAACCAGAAAAGCTAAAGGAGATATACTTAAAACATCCTAAAGAAGCACGCAAGACAGACTATAGTCAGACTTTAGTCGCCCCACCTAACCTAACCATACCTACCAGAAAGAACAGAACAGAACAGAACAAACCCTCTGTTGACTTTAGTCTTTCCAGTACTACAACAGAAGTTGACTCTGGTGTTGTGGCAAAAAGTCAACCCCCGCTTTCAGCGCAACAACCGGAAAGGCACGGCAGGGATGATCGGGCAGAGTTTGCGGGGCCGGGAGGGGTGGCAAAAATGGCAGCAAACGAGCAGCTAGTGAAGTCGCTAGTAAACGGGATAGGTAAAAAGCTATGACCTGCAAATACTGCAACGATACCGGCATAGTGTCACTGGCAGATCACAGCGGCGCGGCAAAGGCTTTCGGGTGCAACTGCACCAAAGGAGATACGGAGTCGGCACGGTACGGGCTTCAAAAGTGGGTAGGTACTCGATACCAGATGCACTACGGCGAGAGATACGAGCTACTATGGGCCGACGTGATGTTTGGAAAGGAACTCGAATACGGAGACGCACAGGAGCCGATTGAATGAAATACTGCGATTTTGTATGCCTAGTCTGCAAAACAACCGTAAACGCTACGGAACACAGTGTTTGCTATTGCACAGGGTGGAACGGGAAGAAACATTCAAACCGTGTGCTTATGGTCAAAATGGAACAAAGTCAGAAAAAGGAGGAAGAAGGTCAAAGTTTAAAAGAACCCAAACTCCCAAGTATGGTTCATAATTCCAACATTGTCAAGGATTTGCCGAAAATAGGCACGAAAAGGGGGAAAAGGTAGTACGGGACGTTTTGAGAGTGGAAAAAGAAAATCGTTCGTTAAATCGTGTTTTATGCACGGTAAAAATGACAAAAAGGAGAATTCCCCAAAATGCCCCACAAATTCACCCAAATAACCCCCAACGTGAAAAAGTGTACCAGAAACGGCTGCCATGCGGTAATTATCGAGGAATACGGGTTCAAAACCGGTAGCGGGTTGCGGAAGCCTTGTCGGAATTATGATCGGTTTCAGTATATTGAAAAGGAGAAATAAATGGAAAACATGGAAGACATGGAAGAACTTTTAAGCAGATATAAAGACCTTGTGCAACAAATAGACGAACTAAACGAACGTGCGCAAGAAATTAAAATCAGGATTTTTGAAATAAAATGGGGTGTGAAGGTTGGGGATCGCATAACTTACGAAAATCGGGAAGGAATTGTTTGTAGGCTTGCCAATCATTGGATTCGCATGAATCCAATAAAAAAGGATGGCACCGTAAGCAGGCAACAGGTGCATTGCTATGATTTTCCGGCGAAGGTGCCCATAAAGTATTTATAATAAAAAACTGGATTGCAGCATAGCGCGAGGGGGATTGGAGAAATGGATGAGCCTGTCGGAATTTAAAGATCAGTTCAGAAGTTACCGGAATACAGATGAAACTATGCAAAAAGTTAAGCTGGCGATGTATTTGCCAGGGAAGCAGAAAAAGCAGTCAATAATCAACATGGTTTATACTGCAACAAGGATGAAGTTCACGCCGTACTGCATAGCAAAAACACTATCCAAAATCTACCACGTTTCAGAGCGTACTATCTACCGTTATTGTGCTAGGCAAAAGGCAATCAAGTGACCATTTTCGTGGTGTCGGGAATATGGTATTTTTCGTCGGAGATTGATTTTTTGTCAGTATTCAAAACTCACAATTAAGATAGAGTTCAACACAAAAAACCCCGTGACAATCACATGAAATACGGGGAGAATACAAACCCAGCACGCCTCTTAGCAATGCGCATTTTGGCTGGGTCTTAAATAGCCGGACTAGAGTACTCTGGGCCGGTGCAAACAACGGAGCAAAGATAAAAGGGAGAATGTATGCAGGCAGGGATGAATGGAGCTTGTGTTACTGGAAATTGCAAGAAGGAAAGCCAGATTGAAAGAGTGTTGCGTGATGCACATAAGCAGAAAGATGAGCTTTCCGCTGCAATAAATTCTTTGGAAAGCAAGTTGTCTATGATTTGTAGACAGACTGACCCCGCTATTAATGGAATCTGCAAAGAATCAGAAGCGCTCGTGCCTTTGGCAATAGAGATTAAACAGTTGTCGGATAGTTTCATGTACGCAAGGCAAAGAATTATTACTCTGATTGATTTGATTGAGATTTAATCTAAATTTCCCGGCCGCCGGTACAAAATATATCTTTTACAGCTGGCGATAGCCGGGGGGAAACAAGTAGTAAATATATATCGCGTGCGCGTTGTAATTGGGATCGTATCCGTTTGAGGGTGAATGACACTGGCAAATTACGCAGGATTTATTGCAGTAACGGTAATAGCGATTGTGCTTATAATGCGCAGTTGCTTCTTTCTGTTTGTCTGTAAAGTTGACCCGATGAAAGCAATTGTACCAAGCATCGGACGCTGGGCGCACATGTTTGAAAGTGGGAAGAAACTTAATAGGAAAGTTGCGGAGTTGAGCTAGTTGGTAACAGGTTAAATACAATGGCATTTAAAAAAGGGAAGTCAGGTAATCCGAATGGTAGACCAAAAACGCCCGAAGACGTCAAAAAGCTGCTTGACGCAAGAGGGATAGAGGCGTTAAAAGGTCTTTTTACTTTATCCAAAAACGCATCTGATGAAAAGGTAAAGCTTGAAGCGTACAAGGAAATACTGAACAGGTGGTTAGGTAAGCCAGTTGAAAGTGTTGAATTAGGGAACAAGAACGGAGAAGCGTTGAGAGTGAAGTGGGAACAATAATAATCCCATACCGCCCGCACGCCGCACAGTTGCTACTACACAACGATACGCACCGGTTTAAGACGATAGTATGCGGACGCAGATTCGGCAAGACAGTTTACGCAGATAACAAGCTTATTCGCAAAGCAATTGAAGATCCCGGCCCTTACGGCTATATCGCCCCGACATACGGGCAAGCCAAGCTAATCACATGGGAACTGTTGAAGTATTACGCAGTGCCTGAGATTAGAAGGGAAAAGCCGAACGAAACCGATTTACTTGTCAACCTTAAAGGCGGCGGACAGATAAGACTTTTCGGCGCAGACAAGCCCGACCGCATAAGAGGCGCAAAGTTCAAGGGTTTAATCATTGATGAATATGCCGACATGAAGCGCAAGATCTTTGAATTGATACTAAGGCCGACACTGGCAGATTACCGGGGCTGGTGTGATTTTCTCGGTACACCGAAAGGCAAGCTGAATCACTTTTACGAGATGTTCATAAAAGACGAAGCAAAAGCCGATAGTGAATACCGAGATATTAACGGAAACCCTGTTTTGCCGGACAAAGATTTCAAAAGTTTCCAGTTTAAGACGGAAGATAACCCGCACATTGACCGGCAGGAAATCGAAGATGCGCGCCGCACGTTGTCGCCTGCTTACTTTCGGCAAGAGTGGGAAGCGAGTTTCGAGAACTATACAGGCGTAATTTACAAAGAGCTCGACACGGCAAGGCACTGCATACAAACGCCGCAGATTAAAGACTGGTGGCGTGTTTATGTGGGGTTAGATACTGGCAGACATACCGGCGTGACGTTCATGGCAATAGACGATAATAGTCGCAAATTTGTATTTGACGAGATATACGATTACGATGGATTGGTCAGAGATATTTCAGCGCAGATCAAAGCAAAGTTAGCAGCGATAGGGCGCAAGAGCGCAAATTATATTATAGATTCAGCATCACAGGTTAAACGAGAGTATGAGCAGTACGGAATCAGTTGCGTAGACAGCGAAAAAGACGTTGAAAACCAGATAGCGCAGGTTAGACACAATCTATCAAACGATACTTTGTTTTTTGACCGTGAAAAATGTCCGATGCACATAGTAGAGCATAAGGGTTATGTCTGGAACGATAAAGCGAAGAAGCCTGAGCCTGTTAAAGAGAACGATCATACTTGTAACAGCGTTCAGTACATTCTTTCGACGTATTCGGCAACACGGAGCATAGACCACAAAACAAAGAAGGCAGAGAAGCAGACAATTGCATACCTGAACACACGGAAGCCGCCACAGAGTGCGATATTGCGAAACAGTTAAGGGAGGCAGTAAAATGATGATTGACTTGAAGCCGTTTATCAATGACGACAAGAACGCAAAGATGAACAGTGACTTTTTCATGGGAACGACGATCCAGAGCTTGGGTAACTTGAAAGGGTATTCGGTGCAGATGATGTTTCTGGGTATGGCAATTCCCTCCAAAGTCGTAATTACGCACGAAGAAGCGGTCAAGATGGAAACAGAGGTGTGGGAGGCAATGAAATGACCATTGAACAGCTTATGGGGAGAATACAGGATATAGAAAATCAGTTTAGTGATATAAAGAATCAACGTGACCCAAATGGTGTTCATGGCAATCTGGCATATTTACAGGGAGCAATTGAATCTCTTGCAGTAAAGATTTCCGATATAGAGAATTTCATCGAGGAATTCAATACAGCCGATAAGTTCATTGAAACATTCACGAAGGATGAGATAAAGAGCTTATATAATCGCAGTGGGCTGTCCATGCCCGATGTTCAGGGTTTTTTGTGTAAGCTCACGGGCAGCAGCATAGGCATGGAAGAAGCGTCAGACGTCATTAACGGGCATGAATTTGATGTGCGCTTAGTTTCACGGGTAGGCAAATATCTGCGGAGTAAGGCGATAAAGAATGCTAGATAGGGCGCACGCACTCTGGAAGTCAATACGCAAGACTGTATGCCCGAAACGTATATACCAGTACGGTACAGTCGCATTAAACATTTTCGACGATAGAACGCCGCTTGAAATGGTTTGTGATTATATCGACGGTTGGTTTTTTGATCGTGTGCAGGCGCAGAGATACGCAAAGTCAGATGCCAGCAGGTCACGTTGTTTAGAGTGGGTTGACAAGCTAGGCAACAGCTCACAAAAGATCAGGGAACACGAAAAGAAGGGCTACGCTTACGCTTCCGCAAGGGAATGGGAGCAGACAGCTAATAACGCAAAGAAGCGGCTAGAGAGCGAATCAAACGCACGGATTAGAGAGCGTGTCCAGTACGCGTATAGCGAAGTGAAGAAAGGAAGATCATATATCAAAGAGCAGAGAGAAGCGATAGAAAAGGCAAAAAGGAACGCATGAGCAACGAATTCTTTGAAAAGATATGCAAAATGTGGGAAGAAGGGGAATCCCATACCGAAGCACTCAATAATTATTACGGCTACTGGTCTGGGACTAACTGCAAAGCCCCTGCTGATAGCTTTTTTGTTGCAGAGAAGCGGACGAATTGCAATGTGGTGCAGCAGATAGTCGAATCTAAGTTATCGGCTACGCTTGACGCTCAATTTACGGCATCCGTTGTGCCGGAGATATACGCTTTTACTGATATGGCAGAAGTGAAGAACTTGCAGGCTGTCGCAGACGTGCTTGACACAGCGTTGAAGCAGGTACTGGCAAAGAATAAGCATGATTCATTAAAGGAAAAGGTTGCACGGTGGGGGTTTATTAAATTCGGCGCAAGTCAAACAGCGTGGGATAACTCTGCAAATGACGGCAACGGCGACATAGTATTGACCGATATTGACCCCAGAAACTTACGGTGGACAAAGGGCGGCAAGAAAATAGGTGATTTAACATGGATAGCGTACTCAAAAGACATGGACGTAGCTATCGCAAAGCGTGATTATGCCCGTAACGATGACGGCTCTTTCAATATAGAGTTTTGCCAGAAACTTGATGAAGCGGCAGGGGAAAAGAACGAAGTAATCAGTAGCGGGAACAATAAGGCAGTCGGCTCATTTAGTGTCGAAGGTGATAATCCTTCTGCTGGTTTTGCTTACGTTAAATCAACTACGTCAAAGGGTATAGGCAAGAATATTACTATTGTCGTGATGTTTATGTTTGACGGCACGATTGACGCACCCGAAGAATCAGACGCACCTGAGATTGAAGCAGAAAAGCAAGAGATGCAGATGAAGTACCCGAACGGGCGCATCATTGTATTTGTACCTAAGAAAGACAAGCAGATAATCCTTGACGATAAAGCAGCACCGGAAGCGTTTAAGTCTCTGGGGAACATAGACGTATTCAACACAATAGATTTCGGCAGCCTTGCTGACGGTGGGGAAGTAGAAGCACTTGCTCCTATACAAGAGAGGATAAACGGGTCGTATCGCAAACTTCGCTCTCTTGTCGGTGGCGATATAAGTGCAGTTCTATTCGACGAGAGAATGAGAGGCGTTGTCGACGATAGTTCGTTGGTCAATTTTCCTGTCCAGTTTATCGAAGCCCTGGGCGATTTCAGCCCGCCGGTAATAGATAATGGAATGATTGAAAAGGCTATCAGGTTAAAAGAGATAATCGAAGGGTACAAGCAGGAAGCACGGGAAACGGCACACGTTAATGAAACATGGATGAACGGAGTGCAGCAGAAAGGCGTACAGTCCGGCGAACATGCCGATGCGCTCAATGAATCGGCAATGGCTTCAATTCGCCCCATACAGCGCAATTTCAAAGACTATTATATATCCATGTGTGAAAAGATTGTTGCCTTGATCGTTGAAAACTATTCGTCGCAGCGGTTGGTTGAAATAGCGACGGGCATCAGTGAAAAACAATATGCAATGTTTGATAGTCAAATGGATGAAGACGGCAAGGAAAAGAGGTCAATTAAGTTTATCAACGAAGCTGGACAGATAGTAAACGAGATTAAACTTGATGATTCATGGAAGTTTAAGGTTGAAGTATCGTCTGGAACTGAAATACCCCGTAGCAGACGTGAAAACTCGCGGTTAGTTGACGAAGTGGCGGCATCGCCTATCATGCAGAGCGGTAATATTCCGATGATCGAGATGTATCTTACAGCGAAAGACTTTCCGAATCGCCGGGCGGTTGTTGATATGCTCCGCAAGCAACAGGAACAGGCAGCAAAGAACCAGCCTACGGTGCTGGAACAGCTTGCAAAGAATCCCGACTTAATGAAAGCATGGTCTGAACTATTTAAGTCGCTTGAAGGATATTCAAAGGCTCAGGGCATGCTGCTGCAAAAGGCAGGTCTGGACGGCACTACGGACACGATAACATCGGCACCGGCACAGTCGGTTACAAGCAAATCACAGGCGAAAGATATCGCATTAGTTGCACCGCAGCAAATAAGTGAGAATAAAAAACAAGCTCTATTCGGGCACGAACAGGCAACAGATTTGGCAATAATAGAGCACTCAAAGGGAGGCAGTAATGAAATACCAGTACAATGACAAGTTTGACATTAAAGGCGCAGATTTTAGCTGTGAGATTTTGGGAGTGTTCCCCGGTGGACAGCAAAGGACGTTGCAAATTAAGGGAACGTCGTACAAAATACTGTTGAACGGTATTGAAATGGATATCAGCGAAAACAATCTTGACCTGCTGAGAAATGCGGGAGCTAAAGAAGTACCGGCAGAAGAAATTATTGAGCCGCTTAAGAAAGTGGTCATGGAGAAAGTATATGCTCCTGCAATTTTGGCGCAAGCGGAAGCTATGATACCTAAGAAGAAGCCGGGAAGACCGGCGAAGAAATAAGGAGAACAAAAATGCCAATGGACATGGAGCAGGAATCAGCAGAAAAGAGCGCGTGGGAACAGGTGATGCAGCTTTGTCAGACTGGCGGCCCGTCAGCGTTGCAGAAGATCGGCGAGATAGCGCAGTCGCAGATTGCCGGGCAGGAACAGGAAATGGCAGGCGGTGAAGAAGGTGGCGAAGCTGCCCCTGCGCCGGACATGGCATCACGGGTAATGGACAGATTGCAGAAAAACAAAGGAGCTTAAAAATGCCGAATTTTACGCATGGCGTTGAAAATGGTGGTACGCCAGTGGGAGACCGCACAAGTTTGGAGAGAATAGCGAAGGAAATAAACGAAAGAGAACGCACGGCGTGGGAAGCGAAGCAGAGAGCAAAGCGGGAATCGGCAAAAAAAGCCAACGGCTACTAAACAAAAGTAAGCCTTTAGGGAGAATGTAAATGTTAGATGAAAATGGTTCTTTGACAGATGAAACAACGGTAACAGAAACTCCGGCATCAGAAGTACAGTCAATATCCCCCGAAGCAGCACCGGCAGGCGGTCAACAGCCCGCACAACAGCCGACGCCGCAGGAGATACTTGACTATACCAAAGATGAACGGTCAAAACGTATGTGGTTTAATCCGAAAACAAAATCTTTTGACCCAAACCTGATGTATAAAAGCATCAGAAGCGGCGACGAGATTATTGAGAAAAAGTATAAACCATTACAGGCGCAAGCTGATACGTTTACCAAACTTTTCAAGGATTACGGGCATGAAGCAGACCCCGAAAAACTAAAATCGGCGTTTGAAAAGCTCAAAACTTGGGAAGACCCTGAAAACCCGGTCGTTAAACGTGCCAACTTCTTCTCGTATTTCTACGATAATCCGAAATACAAACAGGCGATTGAGACGCAGTTTGAGGATTACAGAAGGCAGGAATTGCAAGCGCAGTTCCCCGGCATGAATGACGAACAGATTCAGAAACAGATAGCACTTGAAACACGGCTGAATGAGCTTGAAATGCGAGAGAAGAAGCAGATAGAAGCGAAACAGCATCAAGAGCTTGTCGGCACCATCAATCAGGGATGGGAACGCGTACAGAGCGAATGCAAAAATATTGGTTTCCCTGTTACTGAAGAAATAAGAGTAGGGCTGCTTGATGAATGCGCAAAAGAGAATGTTGACCCTCGGTTCGTGTTCTACAAATTCATGGACATGTACAAAGAGGAAGTCGGCAAGTATCAGCGTGCAAAGATTCAAGCGGAACAGATGAAAACAATATCAAGAACACGCAAAAGCGGGATTATACCCGCAAGCTCTACTCAATCAAAATCAACTTCGGCATCGACGGCACAAAAGCCGAGTATGGTTGACAGGGTAATGAGCAATTTAGGGCTTAAAACTTAATAAGGAGAAAATCAAATGGGTATCGGACTTAATGAACTACAGGCCGCAGTTACGCAAGAAATATTCCCCGAAGTATCGGATAGCTTGCAGTACAGCACGGCTCTCTGGAACCACCTTTCAACGAAAGGTAAAAAGAAACAGGACGGCGGGCTTTATCTGCAATTCCCTCTGAAAGCTCTTGTAAACGCTTCACAGGGCGCAATTGCCGGTGATTCTGGTCTTACTGATGCAACTCCTAGCCAACAGCTGATATACGGTATTCTGTACTGGAAGTATAACTACTTCGCGGTAAATCTCACCCTGCAGGATATGAACGTGGCGCAGGGCGACAATCAGAAAGTTGAATTTGCCGTAGAGAAAGCGCAGGGTGCAAAGGCTGACTTCTTCCGTAGCCTTTCCGTCCAGTCTTGGGGAACGTCTGCTTCAAATTCGCTCCTGCTTGACGGTATGCTTGACATTCTGGCCGCCAGCGGCACCAGCTACGCCGGAATCCTGAATACCACCTATGACCCGGTTACCTATAGCGCGACAAACATTAAAAACGTTTATTCCCCGCTTGTATATACCGATCAGGTCATGGCTTATGCTCTGCTTTCAAAGATGACCACCGGACTCATGGCCCGCATGCAACAGGGTTTTGAGCAGACTCAGGAGCTTATGGGCTTCTGTAATGACTATGTGTACGCATCGATCCTGAACGTAACGCAGGCTTCCCAGCTGCTTGGCGACGTTGCGAAAGCTAATCTCGGCTTCCGTGGCTTCAAACTGAATGGCATTTGCGACGTTTATCTTGACGTTAATTCTCCGGGCAGCGGCGCGGGTACTGCCGACAACTACCTGACCATGTTCCCTGAGAAAGCGTTGAAGTTCTATTACAACTACGGCCTCGGCAACGAATCCCCGATTGACGGGAAAATGGATATACCGGGCACTGTTATCAACAGTAATCGTTATTTCCTTACCGGCAACATGGTTTCGCCTGACCGCAGAATGTTTGTTGTAGCCAAGACGATTAAATAAGCAAAAACTAAGAAAAGGAGAATAAAGACAATGGGTAACTTAACTAACATAACCGGAGTTTCAACGATTGGAAATATTGGCGACTTGACCACTCCGTCGTCCACTCAGGCGTACCCGCTCGGCACGATTATCGCGCTGACGGATTCTGATTATACGTCTGTAAAAGAGTACATGTATGTTAAATCGCATACCGCACTGACTGCGTTCCAGCCGTATGTACTTACATTCGGCAGCACGGCAGGTGCGGAAATAGTGACGATTGCCCCGGCAACGCTTGCTGCCCCCGGCGCGCTGGTTGTTGTCCCGCAGGTTGCTTTCACGTCCGGCTATTATGGCTGGGTGCTGATTAAGGGCGACGGAAAGGTCCTGATGACTTCCGAAACCTACGCTGTCGGCGACTTCCTGCAGATCCTGAACACCGGGACCGCACTGGTTGTCGACGGTTCGACCGGCTCAACAATTCAGCTCATCAATTCGTGCGCTATCTGTAAAGAGGCTGGCACTACCGCCGTCGCTCGGAAATGTTTGCTTCTGGGTAGTACTGCTGTTGTTGCGGCTTCCTAATCTAAGAGAGGTGAAATAAAATGCCATTCGCATTTGTAAAAGTCGGCGAGTATCATATAGGCGGGACGCGGGTATCATTTGGAACTTATTCAAACGTGTCGTCTGGTACGGGCGGAACTATCAACACTGGGCTGAAAGTTGTCCAGTCGATAAGTCTTACCCCTGCCGCTGCGGATTCCCCGTACTATACCACCACATTGCCGTCAATGGCAACTGATGGAGCTATCACGATTGTTACCGGCAGCACTATCGCCGGTAGTTGGGAAGCAAAAGGTTAAAAAATAAAATGGGCGGGGAACGTTTACGTCTCCCTGATGTTCCCCGCCTTATTTTTTAAGGAATGAAAATGCCGATAGGTGTTTATAAACATCATCCAAATCAGGGAATGTCGGGGAAAACACATTCTGCTGAAACACGCTTGAAAATTAGTATAGGGCACAAGGGAAGAAAAAGCCATAGAAAGATGGCAGATAAAATATTAATTTGTGGATTTTGCAATAAGCAGTTCACGGTAACGGAATCAAAATACTATAAAAATAGAAAATATTGTTGTATGAAATGCAAAACAAATGCGTCAATAGGCATGGCATCTCACAGCAAAGGCGTAAAAGGCATATTCCATCATACAGCCGAAGCTAAGAAAAAAATATCAGAAGCTTCAAAGAATATGAATATAGAATCAAGATTGAAAATATCAAAAGCACATCGTGGGGAAAAGAGTCATTTTTGGAAAGGTGGTATTACGCCGATAAATAAGCAGATGCGCAATAGCATTGAGTATTCCATATGGCGTAAAACTGTGTTTGTGCGAGATAATTATACTTGCTCCGTATGTGGTAAGGTCGGAGGGTATCTCCATGCCCATCATATAAAAAGGTTATCAAAATTCCCAGAATTGTCCTGCGAAATTACTAATGGAGTAACAATGTGTAAAGATTGCCATATGATTGAAACGTGGGGTAAAAAATAATGGACTTGAGCTCAGTTTTAAATAGAATAAAGTTCAAGATAGGTTCAATGGACGATATTAATTCAAAGGCAGTAAATCCTTTGGTTACTACGTCCAATATCCTGTACGAGCTGAACGCACAGTCGATCAAGTACGCTATAACGACAAAGGGCATACAGGATTTCTATTCTGTTTCAGTCGATAGCAATACTCAATTTCTAGATGCTCCGCAATACGCCTTGCGCTCGTTAGCGTACAAATTCGCTACCGTCATCGTTCGTGGCTGGGCTAATCCTATCGACATCAGGGGCCAGAGAGATGTTGTGCAGAACTTTAGAACGTCACCCATTAAAGGCATATCCTCATGGCTCATGGTATTGAATGAGATAAACAAACAGCGTCTTTTCCTTTATCCGATGCCGGGAACTAATTACGCTATCACTACTTTAACTTCGGGTATAAGTGCCGTAGATACTACCATCCCCGTTACGTCTACTGCCTCATTTGTAACCACTGGCGGCCGTATCACGATTGGCAGTGAAAAGATACTCTACGAATACAGGGACGCTACTCATTTTTATGGCTGCGTTCGTGGCCTTGAACTTACTACGGCAGCAACACACTCCACAAACGATTCAGTAAACGAAAACAATCTAATCATAAACTACTCACGTCTTCCTGTGCCTTTAACGATTACCGATAGCCCGACAGCTCCGCAACTTTCCGCAGAACTTGAAATCGTTGACGACCATATCGAGGGACTTTGCGACGTCGTGGCTTATAACCTGCTTATCAAAATTGACCCGTCTCGTGCTGTCGCTTACAAAATCGACGGTGACGCTCTATTTGAACAGTATAAACTTGATATCGGAAAAGGATACAACAAAATGCGGTCAGGTGTAAATGTCCGAGAACCGTACCAGAGCGAATCTGGCATACCGTTTTCAGGGAATAGGTACTAATGGCTGACACTGAATCACTCATATCAAAGTTCTCTGGTCTAAAAGACGACACAGACCCTAAACAGACGCCGCCGGAGTATTTCACGAAAGCGGAAAACTGGAATTTCCCTAATACGGGGCTTCCGGGCGTTGACGTAATACTTATGCCTGACCAGATAAACACTATAGGGACGCACTCAATCGACGGTCTTTTCGAGTACCGTTTCCTTGATACGAACAACGTATTGCAGACGCAGCAGATAGGGTTCACAAATGGCAGCATTTACAAGACGGCTCTCGGCACAGAGGTATTAGTTAAATCAGGGCTTACCGCCGGGCGCGTGTCCGTCGTAGCGTTCAATGATAAATTGTTTATTGCCAACGGTTCAAACTATGTCAACGTCTACTATGGTTCACTTGGCGTAGTTGCCGAAATGGGCGCACCGGCGGCAGTTGCTAACGCCGCGTCAGGTAATCCGAGCGGCGCATATTACTACGCCATGACCTACGTCACCGCCGCTGGCGAGGAAGTAATGGGTAGCGTAAGCAATACGATCACTGTGACCAGCAAGAAAATAGATTTGACGCTTCCTTTTGGGTACGACGGTACTTTGTCGAGAAATATTTATCGAACTGTTGCCGGTGGATCAACACTCAAACTTCTTACAACGATTGCCGACAATACTACACAAACATATCAAGACAACATTGCAGACGGTTCACTTAGCACCACTATACCGGCAACAGGCATAAACGAATTACCGAAGCCGCATTTTCTTGCAGTGGCTAACCAAAGTTTATTTGCGACGAAGGTTGGTAAGTACCCCACACAGTTATTCAAAACAGACGCAAACATTGAAGTAATTTCAGTGCTTACTTTTATAGACATAGCGAACTACGGCAACGATAATACTCCTGTTGAGGGCATGGGAATAGACTTTAGCAAAATCATTGTAGGCACGGGTAAGCAGATTTATATTGTCGAACCTTCCGACACAGTTGTCGGCATAAACACCGTCAAGCCGACACGGGCGAACGTAGGCATGAAAAGCGGATATTCTTGCGTATCTGTACCGGCATCCGGTGCTTTCCGTGGCGGTCTTGTATTTGTTTCTACGTTAAATGACGTGAGAGTAATCAATGGACAGGATGAATTGCCGGTTGCCACTGTTTTGGGAAACGTCCAGACTGAAAACTGGTCACAAGATATAAGGGGATCGCTAAGTTCCGCATTACAGTCATATTCCAACATCGCCGCCGAGTTCTTTGACTATCGGTACCATTTGGCAGTCGATAACATCAAATTCGTATTTGATATTCGTGTTCCCGGATGGACTACTCACCATATCAAGTCGGCAAGCTACGAATCTAAGCCCAGATGCTTTGCCGTAATGGGAACATCGCCGCAGAAATTCTATAACGGGCAATCGGACGGAAATATTGAGCAGGAGTATGTGAATATAAAGTACCGTGGCGAAGATGTTAAGGCGACACTAATCAGCGCATATCTCGAAGTAAGCCGTCTATTCAAGTGGTTCAAAAAGCTAGTTTTCTGGTTTAAAACAAGCCTCACATCTTCGACTGACATTTCAGTTGTTCTTGATTCTAATTCGGCTTATCCGATAACGTCGACTATCCCTCTTTATGGCGGCGTATTCAACCCCGTGTATTTTGATGCAACGTACTTTTTGACAAGCGATAAAGGGGAAAGCGATTACCGAGTTGTAAATATCACTACTCCGTGCCGGTGGGCGCAGTGGACGCTGACATGCACATCAGGGAATATATCATTTTTACAGTGGGGGGCGGTTGGTGAGGCGTTAAGAAACAAAGAGGCGACAGCGTGAATATAGCGGAGATTCTTTTTAAAGCTAATATACCGACGCTAAAAAAGATATTTGCAAACGTGTGTCACGAATACGAAACGAACCCGAAATATCGCGTTAAAAAGATATATGAAGATTTAAAGCTAGTCGGCTTTTGGGTTTACGTTGATGAAGATGACGGGTACCGGAATTTGCTTGAAGGCCATTACATAGGAAAGAATCGTTGTATGGCCTTGAAAATGTTTCGAGAAATGACCTTTGGAGCAACAAAGCTACGGGCAAAAGTGCAGAAAGTAAACGATAGGGTCTGGAAAACATACCTGCGTATCGGTTTTAAGATAGTTCAAGAAGATTTAGGAAACTATATTTTGCAAAGAGGTAAATGATATGGGTTCGGCAATAGGCGGTATCGCGCAGGGCGCAGGATCAGTAATGGCAGCACAGGCACAAGCTGGCGCAATGGAAAATCAGGCTACACTCGGATTGCAGGGCACACGGGAACAGATCGCAGAGCAAGGCAGAGAGTTTAATACCACTACCGACTATCAAAAACAGCTGTCCGACGCTCGGGCAAAAGCGTATCAGGCATCACTATCCACTGGCGGCCAGCAGATGAGCGAAGGGGAAAATGCATTGACCACGGAAGCGAATACCGCTAATCCCGAATTAACGCAGCAGACCGCCGACATTGCCTCTGGTAACGCTCAACAGTTGCAGCAGGGCGCAGCCCAAATGGAAGCGAATCTCGCGCAACAGGGCGTCAGGGGCGGGCAGGCAGCTGGTTTGCTCAATAGAGCGTCCGGAGAGCAGGCAATTACAGCACAGAAAGACGTAAATACCATGAAATATACCGATGCGGCACAAAGAGCGGCAGAATTAAGGGCATATCAAGCGGCAAAGGCACAGAAAGGACAAGCAGCCACTACTCCGGCTACGGGGGTATCAATATGAGCGCACTACTAAACGCATACGAGGCGTACAAAAACAAAACGCCGCAGATCCCCGAAGTTGCAGCAATGCCGAAGTCTTACGCACCGGCTTATTATGAGGCAGCTGGCAAAGAATATAGCGCACCAGCACCGACTTCCCCGGCTGATATATATACCGCAAGCCGTGATGCCTTTGAATCTGCCGGTGGTGGATGGAAAGGCGCAGGGATGGCTACGATTGCAGGATTAGGAAAGGTTGGCGAGTTCCTTTCCACCAAAACCGGCAATCAGATCATGGCTGGCTCAACTGGAAATCCGTATTTGGCGCAAGGATATCTGAATAATGCCAATACTGCTGCAAACTTAGAGGCTGGACAGAGAGCGAATGCCTTTGAAATGAACAAAGAACGTATAAAATCAATGGGTGAAGATGTGCGGGCACAGGGTGCGCAGGCGGCAGAGCTTAAAAAGGCAGAAGTAGAACACAGTCTTGATTTGCCATTCAAGGTTGCACAACTTAATAACGATACAGAGCGCATTAAAATAGAAAAACAAAACGCCGACAGGGCGCAATCAGAGCTGGAGCGCAAACCGCAAGTTGATCAGAGAAAGTATGTAATTGACGCCGCACAGGAAGCTTATAAAAAAGGCGCAATCAGCGCAGAAGCGTTTCAAGAAATAACCAATAACCCCGACACAAAACAGATAGTGAATAGGGGCTTCTGGTCACATCTCGTCCCATTTGTAAAAACATCTACGGTAGAAAATAAGCCAGCGACTATTGCTGTCGGAACAGTATTAAAAGGACATAAATATATAGGCGGAGATCCCGCAGATCAGAAAAGCTGGAGCAAAATATAATGAACGAACCGTGGCTTGATTTTCAGCAGAAACAAACGGAAACGGGTATGCCGTGGGAAGATTTTAAGACCGCTGCCGTCCGTCCTTCTTTTGGTGAAAATCTAAAGAACGACGTCATTGATATAGGTAAAAACATCATCCCGAGCATGGGACAGTCGCTTTCAAACGTTGGGAAAATGGGAATGGACATTTTAACTGGTGCAAGTATTCGGGATATCGTCAATCCGGTAAAATCCACTAATCCCGTTGCTTCGGCGATTAATGAGCCGACTATCAAAAATATCGTTAGAGGAACACAGGAAGAATCAGTAAAAGAAGCTCCGAACTATTCCAGTGTTGGAGCTATCAAGGAAACACTATATAATCACCCCCTAAAAAATGAATTCGTTAATGCGGCGATGCTTGCTGCGCCGATGTTCTCGAAAACAGCGGGCAATATTGAAGCACCGAAAGGATTTGATATATTAAAAAATCCGGTGAGAGTGGCGAAAAATCCTAAGCCTGTCGCACCTGTAGTTGTGCCTAAACCAGTGGACATGATTGATACCGCCGAAGTGTTACCGACGACACTTGAAAAGACCAATATACAGAACATTGCAAATAATAGGTTCGTTCGGGACAATACGCAGAATTTTATAGGAAAACAAGCACCAGAGATAGCGAAAGAAGCAGCAGATCAAGCGAAACAGATCAAACCAGCAATTAGAGAAGCACAAAATCAATTTTATAAGAAATTAGGAATAAAGGATAGTGACCCCGTCGAATCTAATCTTGCTTTGGCTAAGATGAAGCATGAATTAGGGGAAGCATCCAAATATCTCGATGAATCCCAAATTGCAAAAGCAAGAAAGATATACGAGGGATTAACCGCCCAAACAGATACGATTACAAAAAAGCCGATTATATCTAAAGTGGCTAAGAATTTTAACCCCGCAAACGAAGGGAGCATACCTGAATACGAAAACGCCATAACTGGGTATGAAGAAATAAAAAATGTAGAACCTCTGACCTTCGGAAAGGCAAAAGAAGCATCTAGGATACTTTATGACTTAGCCGAAGACAATGTCACACCTCTCGGCAGAAAAACTTTAGCAGGGAAATTTTATACAAGAATGGCAAATGCGCTAACAGAAGCAAAGCGTAATGACCCGCGGATAGCAAAAGCCGCAGATCAATACGTTGATTTAATGGACGCCGAGCATTTAATTAACAAAACATTACGGCTCAATCGTGAAATGGGTGAAATGAGACTTGAAAGCAAAATAGCATCATCTTATAAAGACAAGGGGCAATTAACATTCAAAGAAAACCTGCAAAAACTACACGATACGCTTGCAAAATATCCGGAGACGCAAAAGCTAGTCTCTTATGGCGGTTTTACCGATAAAATAAAGCTTGCGCAATTGGCAAACGACATAGCTACAAAAAAGACGGTCGCACCGATAGGAATGGGTCGCATCCCCGGCGTGAAAATGATCGGAAACGTAGTTAAAGTTGGGAACCCAGAGTTTCACGCTCAACTACTTGCAAGAGGTATCGAAAATGGATGGGTTAAACCCGAAGCAGTATCTGGGAAAGTTCCCAATTACCACGGGCTGATAACAGGCACGGGGAAAACACGATACGGGGCAATAAAGAGCATATTACAATTCCCAAAAGGAGCAAAACAATGAGCACGCCGTCCTATTCTGATTTCATTTATTACACAGTAGCCCCACTAAAAGACACAGACTGGCAGTTCAACTTTCACAAAGTTATTGATTTCCTAACCGACGGGACGGCTGATGTGACGGTTAATAGCTTGACGACGGCGTCAGGGATTACTTCTAATAGCTTGACGACGGCGTCAGGGATTACTTCGGGCGGGAATATTGGGGTGGCGGGGAATATAACAGCCAGCGGTATTATGACGGCAGCGTCTTTTGTGGGCCCCTTTATGTCCGGAAACTTTATCATTGGAAGTTTTACCCATGATATGTCCACGGCAAGCGGAACACAGGTCATTTCTGGACTTGGATTTCAGCCGAGCCTTTTGTTTTTTGTTGCGTCCAGGACTGCAAGCAGTGCTATATCTTTTGGGACTGATAATGGAACTACCCACTACGTCACAGCCAATCCTATAGCTGGTTCTGCTAATTATGCATTAACCCCGAATTATTCTATTTATTACGACGATTTCACGGGCGGAACGTGTAGCGGAAAGATAACAGCATTGGGCGCAGACGGATTTACGCTAACATGGGCGAGATCAGGGTCTATAACTGGAACAGCAAACATTATGTATCTGGCATTCCGTTAAAATTGTTTTTTAACTTTGACTTCCGGTTTGTTGGCATTGTAGTTGATGGCAATTGATACGGATTTGTTCTTTGCAATGTCGTGTTTCTCGCCAACAAGCATGAGGGAACGAAACACGAAAAGCGCACCGGCTACTATGAGAGTATTTGAGGCAATTTGATATTGCCCCGCCTCCTGTTGATGGTTTCCGGCAGATTCAAAATAACGTTGTGAAGCCGCCCGGCTATCGTTCATTAAAATGCTGTACTTCTGGTAGTCGGCATCATTGTCTGCGTTCCCTATGTGTGCGCCATAAACAATGGAATCGTCCATTGCTTTCTCTGCGCGGTCAAGGTCGCTGGATGTATTGTTAAGCTGAATACTAAAGTTGTTGCCTAGCACTAGACCAACTGCGATACAGGCGACCCCTGCAATAGCTGTTGAAGCCGGGCGGTTAAAAAACTCCTCACTATATGAAGATACTGCGAAGCAGAATATCGTGAGCAATGTGACTGCCAGAATAACGGTCTTTTTCATAACACGCTCCTTAAAAGAAATAAGGTGGAGCACCGGTCTAGCGGCACTCCACCAAATAGGGACGAAGGATAGCTAGACCTATCCTTTCTCTTTCGCTAATAGTATAGCAGAAAACAATAAAAAGTCAAGTAAAAGGAGAAATTAAGATGAAAAGATTTTTGTATGTAGTGATTACGTTACTGATGTTCAGTGTTCCGAGTTTTGCCTCTGATACGGTTTATGATGACACGCTGGTAAACGGTAGCGTAGCGAACACAGGCAATTACACGCTTGATTGTTCTGCGAAAGGGATTGATTATCTTTCTTTTCAAGCCGTATACTCAACAGAAACGCTTACCGCTATCACTTTTGTCGACGGTACACGCTCAACAGGCACTATCAGCATTTTAAGCAATACCGGATTGACTGGCGCAGTCATAACCGTGAACGGTAAAAGTTTCACACAGGGGATTAATTGGGCGGTAGGTTCTTTATCCTCAAATACTGCAACTAATATCTATAATGCAATCATCGCAGTCGGTTCAGGGCAGGGGAGCAATATCGCTTTTTCTCTTGCTGCTTCGGCAACGGTAATTTATGCAACGGCGACAGTTTCGGGCGTCAATTATACGCTTGCTTCGTCTACTCCTACGGCTATTAGCGTTGTAGGAATGACCGGAGCAGTCGCAACGGATCTCAATTATCAGCTTGACCGTATAAACAAAACGAACAGTTATGCTACTGGATTGTCTTTGCTTGCGACCGCCACGGCTGGCACACTGCCTACGGGATTGACTGCTAATACCACTTATTTTGTCATAGCCGGTGACGGAACGTATTTAAAATTGGCGACAAGCAAGGCAAATTCTCTGACGGGTACTACTGTTGACTTTTCACAAGGCAGCGTCGACAAGGGAACTTTTGTATTGACCCCTGTTAAAAATACTGACAATTTCGCCTTCAAATGGCAGTCATCTAATGACGGTATGTGCTTTTGTGATTTGAGCGTATCAAGTATTACCGTAACGCCGACAACTGGCTCAACTGGATATTGCTGGGACTTCTCGAAATTCAATTATGAATATTTGAGATGCGCATTGTCTGCCGGTACTTTTGGTTCGATCAATCTAAAGCTCAAAGGTTTTGGAAGAAAAGTCGCTCCGTAATCAAGGGAGATTATGAAGAAATACGTTTGCTTGCTGTTTTTTGCGATACTGGTGCCGTCGTCTTACGCTGATAATATAGTTCCACGCAGCGGGACGACGGCGCAGATAGCGCAGACAGTCGGAAATAACGGGGAAATTGCCGTCGACAATCAGGCGAAGGCGATGGTTATTTTCGACGGGAAGAAGAAGGGCGGCTATTATACCGCTGGTGCATCGGTAACCGTCGTAAATAGTTACAACAGCTATACCACATCAAACACGATCAATAATTCATACACAACGACCGTCACAACTAACATTTACAATGACACCTACAACAACACTTACACCACTGCCACGATATACGTCAGTGGCCTCTGGCAAATGTCCGCAGGTAGAATGTACCAAGTAGCGAACCCACTCGGCATCGTCGACTCACTTTGGCAAATAATATCAGGGAGAATAGTGCAGAA